ACGATGAAGGAGGTCGATGATGAGCAATTATCGTGGGTTCGCATTATGAGCGGAATTGAGCCAATGGCTAAAGAAGGAGTGAATTTTGAACTTCGCAAACAAACTGCTGAACAAATAATTCAGTCTAGTGAAGAGTTACAGCAGAAAATGGCAGAAAAACCATTAGTTAAACAACTCGCTGAAAACAGAATTAAATATTTACAATTTGGCATTGCACAAAAGGAAAATGCTCAAATCGGACGAGTTGGGGTCAAGTCAGTTCAACAGCAATGAGAATTATTGAAAAACTTTTAAACCTCTTTAGGTGTAAGGTTTATTTAGTTAAATATCCTGATCCTATGTCACAAGATGAGTGCCGTAAAATTCTTGCCGAGCAAGGCGAGAACTCAAGGTTGTGGCAAGCTTTGGATACAATAATAGATTTTGAACTTTTGGACGCGATCAATGAGGTCTCAGATAATGAATTAACCACAAACAAGCTTAGTCACGCGAGTGGACGAGTTGAGGCGATTAGTAATTTAAAAGCTAAAATAGAGGAAGCTAAAAAATGGAGGAGTGGGAAGATGAATTACAAGACGAACTAAATTTAATTTGTGAGGACTTCATAGAAAAGGGTCTGACTACACGGCAAATAATAGGTTGCCTATCAACATTAAAATTTGAGTACACGGCAAATATGAGCGTAATCGAACTAGAGGAGGAATGAAGAGTTTTGTATATTGTTCTGACTTGCATGGCGATAAACAATGCCACGATTCAGTTGCTCAACTTTTAAAATTTGTTGATGAATTCAAACCGGATGTAAGAATTTTCGGAGGTGACCTTTTTGATTTTTCACCTCTTATGCGTAACGCTGATCCGGCAGAAAGAAATGCTTCGATGGAAGCTGATGTTGAAGCAGGAATGGATTTTTTAAGCAAATTTGAACCTCACCATTTCTTGTTGGGAAATCACGATGACAGATTATGGCAAACTGCTGAAAAACATTCATTGGGATTAATTCGTGATACCGCAAAAATGTGTATCAAGGACATTGAAAGAAAATGCCGATCTTTAAAATGTAAGACATATCCTTACGATGTTGATAAAGGAATTCTGTCTCTTGGAAAAATAAATTTTGTTCATGGATTTTACCATGGAGTAACCGCAACAAAAAGACATGCCGAGACATTCAGTCAGTCCGGTGGACTCGTGGTGCATGGTCACATTCACAGCATCCAACACGCATCCATTCCGAAAATGGGAGGTGGAGCCGGAGTGAGTGCAGGGTGTTTAGCCACCACCGCAATGGATTGGAATCGAGCCAAAGTAAATCGATTAGCCCATGAAACCGGATGGGCTTATGGGTATTTTTCTAATAAATCATGGGCTTGCTATACCGCCCGAAAGTTTGAAGGAAAATTCTTATGGAGGTAAATTGGAAAAAACTAGAAGTTCTAATTGACGCTCCTGCTAATTTACCAAAAGGAAAGGGTTGGTTTAAATTTAAAGATTTCTTAGAGGGTGCAAACATTGGATCGAATAGAGCGTATAAAATAATTTCCAATGGAATGAAGAGTGGAAAAATAGAAATGCACAAAGGATCGGAGTGGAATTCAATGCATAAGCAAAGAACTCGATCAACTTGGTATCGCTTTATTAACGGCAAGTAACCGCAACTAGATTGTCCACCTTGCACTACCGAAAAGTAGGGGCAATTTTACACATAGTTCCTCGTTCTCAACGAGAGTCATTCAATCGGCTAACGAATAAAAAACTATGTCAGAAGAAAACGAGGTCGCACCTCTAACAGCAGAAAAAGGTCTTATTAGTTTCGCGGATATCGCTGAAGCAAGTGGGGCAAGTCAATTCTTTGAAAGTCAAAATGTTGGTGAAGAAACCGAGGAACCGGAGCAGGAACAAATTGAACCTGAATTGGAACCTGAGTCGGAACTTGAACCTGAACCTGAACCTGAGTCCGCTGAGTATTCGGAGGAACCAAGTCAGGATAGTGATGGGGTTAAAAAGAGAATAGGAAAATTAGTAGAAGCTAGAAAATTAGCAGAAGCTGAAAAGGAAATTCTTGAAAAAAAACTCGCTGATCTAGAGGGAACGAGGAAAGATTATCAAGATGTCGGGATTGAAAAATTCGATGATGTTTCTTCCCACGAAGAAGTAGATAAAAGAGAGGAAGATGCGGAGCATCTGAGGGATTGGTTATTAGAAAATCCCGATGGTGGAGAATACTCAGATTTGCAGGGGAACGAACACGAAGTGGAGAGTCATGTGGCTCGCAAGCTTATGGTCGAAACCGATAGGGACTTACGGAAGAACATTCCAAAAGTGCGGAATCAAATTCAAGTAAAAACTCAACAGCGAGAACTTGCAAAATCCACATTTGGTTGGATGAAAGATGGCAATTCTCCTGAAAATGTTGAGCTTCAAACAATTTTAAAAAATAATCCTCATCTATCGAAGTATCTAAAATCTGATCCCTATGGTGACCTAGCAATTGGTTATATGGTGGAAGGTGTAAAGGCAATTAATGCTCGAAAATTACAGAGTAAAAAAGTCGCTCAAGCACCAAGAGTTCCATCATCCCCAAATCGCAAAAGTCCATCTGTAGTGAAAGGAAAACCCACTCAAAATAAAGAGGGTTTATTAGCGCGTGCTTCTTCCGGAAACATTGATGACGCAACAAGTTATATCGAATCAATATTATAAAAATTTAGGAGAAAAAAAATTATGGCAGGAATAGTAGAAACAGGTCAGTCACTCATTCGTGAGTCATTAGCCGACTTATTAGTAGTAGTAGATCAAAAGGCATGTCCTTTTTTAAGTCAGGTAAAACGAGGTTCAGCACCAAAGAATACATTCGTAGAATGGGGTCTTGATAAGCATAAAGCTAATTTAGTTCAAACCGCGACTTATTCAGCAGGAGGACTTTCAAATAATTTACCAATTGATGGAGATGATATTACATCCCTTGATTTTGAAAATTATGACGCTCGTCAAAAATGTTCAGTCTACCTTCAGTATGCTCGCAGAGTACCAAAAGTTTCGCGTTTAGCGAATATGGTTTCTGATGTTGCAGGAGTCGGTTTTAAGAAGGAAATGGCAATGTCAATTTCTCGTGCTTTGGTCAGTCACAAGCGTGATCAGGAAGCGACTTTTTGTTCTTCTCAGGAGACTGCACCGGAGACCGGAACAGGAAGCGCAAGTGCAACTCCATACCAAACTCGTGGGTTAGGAAAATGGGTCACATCTACCGCAAGTGCTGTAGCACCTGTCCCTGCTGATTTCCGTACTCCTACTACTTCTATCGTAAGTGGTACGGCAAGCGGAGCAGGAATACTAACCGAACAAGATGTTCGTGGTGTCATGCAGTCTATTTATGAGCAAACCGGAGAGTCCGACAAAACCTTTTTTGGTCTTTGTGGTACATCGATGAAGAAGCACATTTCTGACTTCAGTATCTTCTCACCTAGAACTGATAATTTAACTGCATCCAATCGTGAGGCAGATAATAATCGCTTGGCATACGCAGTTGATATCATCGAATCTGACTTTGGTACAATTACGCTTCAATTAAGCTCATTTCTTGAGCAAGACGCGCGAACCACAGGAGCGTATGATCCGACAAAAGGTCAGAAAACATTATTCATTCTTAACTTGTCTCAGCTTGAGGCTTGCTATGCTGAAGAAACTGCTGTTCGTGAACTACCTGATTTGGGTGGGGGTGCGAGGTCAATCATTGAGTCTGTATTTAGTTTAAAATCTTATTCCGGTGGTCTCGATCACGGAAAAGTTACTTTAACTTAATCTAAGTTTTCTTGGGAGAAAGATGAGGGATGTAGAGGAATTTAAGGTCGATGGAGTGGATATCACTAAAGATGTGTACACCCATTTTGCCGAGATTGAATCTGCATCCCTCGCTTCTGCCGAGAAAGAGCAAAAGCTTCTTATGGAAGCTGAAAAGCGAGTTTCTAATGGTGAGAGAAAGAATTATAATTTTGGGCGATTAAGAATGAAAGTATGCCAACCTGTCTACCATTTTTGGGGACAGAAATTGGGATATGAGATTTGGAAAGATAAATCATTTTTAAAATGGCTCGAAAATAGATTCGGAGACCTTGTAACCATTAAGTCGAAATCCGCACAAATTAAGGTATGAGTTGTGCGTTCTGTAACATTTGAATCGTGCTTAAATGGGGTTGCCTCAACCGCAGGAATCGACCCTTCCAATTTACTCGCACATGAGAAAATTCTTCTTACTGAGTACATCAATGATGCGGTAAGATTTTGTTACGATTACTACCCTTGGGCAGAATTTACACTTACTGAAAAAAGGTATTTCAGGGACGAGTATTTAACAACTAAAACTTATGCTGTAGATGATGAAGTTTTTTATAAGGATCAATACTATCGTTGTTGGACATCTAGCACCAATAATTTACCTGATACTTCTGTGGGGTATTGGCATGAAATTGGTGACCTAAGTAATAATCCGGAATGGTCTGAAAATGGGCTTTATGACATTGGGGCAAAAGTTTCATATAACGAAAAAGATTACCTTTGTATTTCGATTCCAAATACTGCAAGTGGAATACCACTAGCAAACTATCAATACGATGGGATTAACCCTAGTAATGTTGCTTATTTCCAAGAACTTACTGATCAATTTGAGCGATACATTGCCTACGAGCAAATAGGTAAAAATCCAATTGAAACTATAATCTCCATACACCGGAGTGATCCAAGATACTCAAACACTAAACCATTAAACTTCCGAGAGGGAACAGAGGGTATTTATGTTGAATCAACCGATGCTGTCATAAATGAGGTTTGGTTAAAATATCGCATAGATGCTCCCACTTACACTACTAGTTCTTTAACTGAGCCTGTGGCTAAATTTTTATATCCAACGATAAAATTACATGCGTATAAATCGTGGCTCGTGGGAGATGGTCAGCACGAAAAATCAGAACTATGGGAGATTAAAGTTCTAGACACCTTAGTTAGAGAAGTAGATAAATTAGACCAACAGCAAGATCGAGGACAACCATATGTAATCAGGGGTAATGCTTATCGTAGGACAAATGCAACACAGCCCTACACTCAAGAGCAAACTTTAGATGAAATAGGAGCGATTAAGGAGGGTTTACCCGATAGCAATTTCAAGATAGGTGCGAGTGCAAGAGGATTTAATCCGGTGCGATTTGGATCATCAGCGCTCACCTCTAGATTTACCAATACCTGTGTAGGTAAAAATGCAATTAAAACAGCAGGTAAATGGGTGACAGGTGGGTCTGCGAGACAAGGAGGTTTTATTAAATTCTTCGGCTCCATGATCCACCCAACCGGAACAGGCATATTCCCTGCAAATTCAATATTTAAAATTACTTTATTTGATGGTTTGGATATAGAGTATAATATGATTTATACCCAAATAGGTGGAGTTAACGATGGTTTGACTCAAAACCAATTAGGTGGATTTAGGGTTACTGACCCAATGTATCAGAAAGGCATTTATTGGGATGCATATAGTAGGGACGATATTTCTTCAAGTTCAAGAATTGGAGTAGTAGCGAACGGAAGAAATATAATGATTTCAATAGGTAATGCACGATTTGATGGTGAACCATTAGTTGGAAGATTCTTTGTCGCAAAAGTACCTATCTTATTAGCGGATGGAAACACTCTCCCTGTTGGTCGATATCAAATCGTTTCACAAAACGCAGGGGCATTTCAAATAAGTTACTAATATGCCAACCACAAATTTACCCACCGCAAATCACTTTTACACCCAACCCATACCTATTAGTGCCGGAGCGGAAATTAAATTACTAAATAGATTAACTTCAGATTTAGATGTAGTATTTCCTAGTGGGCTAAAATTCGATTTGTCTAGCAATAGCGATTCATTGACTTGGATTAATGAACATAATGATGGAACTACAACCGACAAATTAATAATATATGTTTCGTACCCTACACCTGTTCTAACAAAGCATACTTTTAATTCAGTTTCTGAAAATGTTGATTGGGAACTTACAACCCAAGGCGCGCCTGTTAATTTGGTTGAAGGAGTAGACTACGAAATTGAGTACAACGATGCAGTTTCTAGTTTATTTTGGATAGAACTTGGATCACCTTTTAGGAATCAGGAGAGAGGTGAGGTGGCAGGATATAAAATTGTTCCTATTCGTATAGACCCCATTAGTATTAGTTTAACAACTATCGGCATCCAAACTCTTCGTGGAACTATACGATCTGCGGTATGCTCTTCAAGCTTTGGGATATCATGCGGAGGAATAGAGGGAAGACTAAATCCGGTAATGAGTGTGGCTACATCTGTATCGCGACCATGGATGCAACCAAGTTATGCAAATCCGCATGGGATTTACCATAATAGTGATCTCTATTGGTGGTTAATGTCTACTACTAATGATAGTTACTTTTTTTCTTTAATAGAAACTATATTACGGAACCAAGGTGGGGGTGGGACAATACCGAACTATTCATTCTCTCATAATGGGCAGAGCTTTCGCAGTATATCTAGAGTTCATTTCCCAAGCAATCTGCACTTGGATAAAGATATTTCAATATCATTTAGTGCTTCCGGAGAGAATATTGTTAAGCGTGGTTCTTCCTCTTTAAGCGTAGCGATATTAAGTGTATGCGAAAGTAACGCTATTAAGAGTGGTTCTGTTTCTTTGAGTATGTCTATAACTCAAGTAGTAAATGGCAAAAACAATATACTAAAAGCCTTTGCAGTTTTAAATTGTGCTATCAGCACTAGCGCAGAAGCAGAAAAAGTAAAAATGATAAACGCTTTTGCAGTTTTAAATTGTGCTATCAGCACTAGCGCAGAAGCAGAAAAAGGAACAATTTTTTCAGGAGAATCAACTATAGTTCTTGGTATTACTATGGAGGCAAGCGGAATATTGAACCCTCTCAATCTCAATTGGGATGCCTTAACGGATGACGATGACGGAATGTTGTACTCTGCCCAAGAATCGACAAATACATTAGGCACATCCAATGGTGGCAAACTTTATTACAGCTTTAAAACCAATTATAAAAGGTTGATGTGGTTAGACAATGACGAGCTTCCTGCCGGAACTTACCAATTAAAAATTAGACCATTTTCTACACGAGCATCAGATGGAGTCGATATTGAGCCATATTTGCCATTAGCAAATCAACTGCGCTTTGCAGTTACTAATGACGATGGGACAACACCTACTACTGCAAGCGTTCAACGGCAAGCATATGGCAATCCATATAATGTTGCTACCTTCAATGTGCATTCTGCTTCAGCTAACCTTTCAGGCTCACATTGCCAAGTCCCTGTTGATAGTAGTGGGTTAGTTGCAAGAGGTGCAGGACAGGATGGATTCTCATACGATCATGCAGTTTCAAGGGACGGAAGTTGGCAACATATTTCTGAGTCCGTAGAGCATACCTTTAACATAGTGGTAAACGAAAATTCCGGAATATATATTTATATTACGGACGGAAGTTTAGCTTTTCGTGAGGAACAACTAAGTTTTACCAAGATTTCTTAAACCAAAAAAAAACAAACAAAATAAATTATGAGTCAAGCAACAGATTACACAGAATCCGCAGTTCTAACCGGACTAGTAGGAGGAACATCAATCGCGCTAAGTGCAGGAAAACCCTTCCTTGCATTATTTACATCAGCACCTACTGATGCCGGAGGAGGAACCGAGTGTTCCGGAGGTTCTTATGTGAGAGTTCAAGCAGGGGATGTAGGGCAGGGTGATTTTGGCACTCCTTCAGGTGGCTCAGTCACCAATGCAAGCGAATTTCGTTGGGCAGATGCAACTGCTGATTGGGGAACAATTACCCACATCGCACTTATGTCTACAATCACCGGAGGTAGTATGTTAATTCATGGAACTTTACAAGCTTCGGTTGTAATCTCTAACGGAGACATTTTTAAAATTCCTGCGTCAGGATTCACAATCACAATGGATTGAGAAATTTACTCTTTTTATTTTTTTTGTGTGGTTGTAGTACTAGTTACAAGTCCCTACTTCCACCAACTTTAGCTTTAGTTGGTGGGAGTGTTGGGGCGGTAGCAACCGGAGGCAATCCTCTTGGAGCCGGACTTGGAGCCGGACTTGGAGCCGGAGCAGGGTCTCTACTTTTATTGGATAAATCCAAGGACGAAAGTGAGGTTCGTGTCTTAGAGGCACTTACTCAGGATGGCGCGGAAAAATTAATAAATGCAAAACTAGAGTCCGCTAAAAGCAATGGGTTTTTTGATGGGGTCTTGGAAGAGGTTTATGGAGTTATCAAACTATGCGTTATTGGTCTAGGTCTTTGGATTCTTGTGCCGATGATCTACACGCATTACAGAGAAAACAAATGGAAGAAAAAGGATTAATATTTTATACGCTACAAGTTTGCGGTGGAGTGCTTTTTGCAGTTGGTGCATGGGTTATTAAAATGGCATTTTATAAAATTGAATGTTCAGGTAAACGAATCAATGCCCTCGAAATTTCAATGGCAAGAAATACAAGTGAGAATGAGACATTGTTTAAAAGGTTAGATGGTATTGAATCTAAATTGGATCGACTAATTGAGCTAAGAAGGAATGGGTAGATTTCGTTCAGTATTTCAAAATGATGACCCTTTCATCGAGGATGGGGACATTGCGTTTAGAGGAATTGATCAAATTACTGAGCCAACAAGGCTCGAACCTTCAGTTGTTACCGAGGCAGAAAATGTAAGGATTTCTGAAGGAACAGCAAAATCAAGGGGAGGTTTAAAATTAGTATTTAAAAATCCTACGCGAGGTTTCGTGTTTACAAATAAAGTTACTCAACTAGTCACCTATTCCCCTCCGCTTGGGGTTGAACGATTAGTGGTAATGGGAGGTGAGATAAATTCATATTTCATAACCGAAACATCGTTGAGTGACCCTCCTTCAAATATTGCATTCCACTCAGAATATGCATGGAGATTTTTCAATAACATAAATACTCCAAATGTCCCATATTTCAATTATGCTTTTCGCGTCATTCAGGCATATGATCAACTCATAATATTCCCTTCTTATGCCACAGGATCAAGACCTTATGTTTGGGATGACACTATGACTTATGCTCAAGCTTTAAATGGCACTCATACGATGTACCTTCAGGATGAAAATGGAGGGTATGTAGACCTGAATGGAAATACTTCAGTAGTGCCTGTTCAAGACCCAAGCTTCATGGTTTGCCCACAAGCTTCATTTGGAATCTATTTTCAAAACAGATTAATAGTTCCATGGTTTGATGACTCACCGACATCTGTGGCGATTTCAGATAGTCTTAATAATAATTTATTTAAGAAGACAAATACTTTTTTTCTAAATAAAGGACAGGGTGATGTCATACTTTCCTTATGCCCTTACTTAGAGGATCAGGTTTTAGTCCTATGCAGAAAAAGCATTCATATAATATCAAATATTTCAACACTTGAATCAGGTGGAAGAGCAACTGAAATAACTAGGCAACTAGGAATTGCCGGAACACAAGCATGGACGCAGAATGGTAGTTATATTTATTTCATTTCTAACGAGGGTGACATTCAGGTTATGGTTCCCCAACTCGATCCAAGCAAGGGGTTAGGAATCGCAATTTCAAAAGTTAATTTAGATAATGAACCACTTTCAAAAAAGATTCCAAATATTTTGAAACGAGTAAATTTGTCAGCAATTGACACCTCAATTTTACACTACCACAAAAATTTAGTTTATTGCGCCTTGCCACTTGATGGGGCAACTCGTCCTACACATATTGTAGTTTATGATAGTTTGCGATCTGAGTTTATCAGCTTGGACACATTCAGTAAAAAGCTAAGTGCAAATCAGAATCCAATATTCACAATATGTGACATTCATACCTTTCGAGATGAGGTCTACATTGCAACAGATCACGAGGTTTATAAATATACTGAATTGGAGCGTGACGAGTCAGAAGATATAGAATTTAAACTTACCACCCGAAGTTATTTAGCTCAGGATTATGGAACTAAAAAGTTTGTTGGTGGGAAGATCAATTTTGATCTTGGTGGTCAGCAAGTAAGGACAGAAGGAATATTTTATGGCAAAAGATTGGGAGAGGACTTGGTTGTTGGTTCTAAAATAAAAATCCACAATCTTGGTCAATCCTTGACAGGATGGATGCTAACCCATGATGAATATTTAGTATCTAGCGTGACAAGAATGTCAGATGGTGGAATTAGTCATTTTCATATTGATAAACCGGATGACCCAACAACATATGCTGTAATTAGTACTTGGACTATAGGTGTACATTATGAAATTTTGGTAGACACAAAATTAGAAATTACTGCAATAACTAATGCCCCAAATTCTACAACAAAAGTAAAAGAAATTTCTACCTCAACTGATTTAGTTGGGAATTTTCAATCGTACAATGTTCGACAACGAGGTCAGTCGATGAAATTGGAAATTAAGTGCAATGGCAAAACCGCAATCCGATCCTTGAGCGTTGAAGCGATTGTTCAAAATTCTAGAAATGTAGGGGACTATTCTTAGTGGCAATTAGAGCAATAGTTACACCTAATGGCTTGCCTCAAGTTGGTACTGAGTTGAGCGTGGAAACTCTTGCTCGTATCTCTACCCCATCTGTAATTGTTCCGACTAGCGACATCAGAATTGGAGTCGGAGAGACCATCCAAATTGATGGCACAATAATCGTTAATGGGACAATGTCCGGATCAGGAGTTCCTTCAGGAGGCACAGGAGGCACAGGAGGAGCAACCGCACTTGATGGTTTAAATGATGTTTCGATATCATCAGTCAACTTAGGTGATGTTTTAAAATGGGATGGTTCTTCGTGGAAAAATGACACCGATGGTGGATTGGTTGAGCTTAACTTGCCACAACTTAAAGATGTAGCTTCCACAATTCCGGATGATGGAGATACTCTTCAATATGACTCTCCATCTCAAACATGGCAAATGGTTGGTTCAACTGACTTTGTTGAGGCAATTATTGACGGAGGACAGGCAGGGAGTGACTCAGTATTCGTTGACGCTTTTGATATAGATGGGGGGAATGCATGAGTGTCCGAAGACTTCTCGTCAGACGCTCTACATCACAGGAGTGGGTACTTTTAAACCCCACATTAAGACAGGGGGAAATTGGTATGGATTTAACCGCAAGGAGAATGAAGGTTGGCGATTCATGGACTGCATGGAACCAACTAGAATATATCGATGATGCCGGACTTGATACAATTAGGGACGAGTATGGGACAGACATTACTTTTGGTTTAAATTTTGATCTTAATAAATAAAAAAATAATATGAGTGCAACAGATATCTTAGGTAGAATTGGTGAAAAAGTTGGGGGTGAATTTTCATCCCTAAGAGTAAGTTTGGGGAATCTTTACGCGACAAAAGTATCGTTAGGTAATGTTGTAAATACAATTGATTTCTCACCCTACGCAACAAAAGTTTCGCTTGGTGAGACAAGAATATCGATTGCTAATTTGGTAGATGGTACTAATGCATTTTCAGACTTAAAAGCTACCCGTGCAGAAATTGGAGACTTGGTTGTCAATGGCACAACCACTACAATTAATACCCAAACTTTAAATGTTAAGGATAATATTATTGAGGTTAACTTAAAATCGGATGGTTCTGAAAATGCTCAGACATCAGGTATTCAGGTTAATCGTGGTCTAGGTTCATCAGGGTTGTCTACTGCAACTCTTACTCCTAGCTCAACTGAGATTAAAGTTGAATGTGAACCTGAACTTTTAAACACAGGGACAGCAGGGACAGCAGATAGCGTAATTTTCTATCCTTTTAGTAATACAATACAATCAGCTTTTCGAGGTAAATATTTTAGAGACTTAGATTACGGAACAATTACTTATTATGCGATAAATAATACCCAAAGATGGCAAGACTTATTTGATGGGGGACAAGGATCAGTTCTTGAGCCTGATGTATACGAACTTCCATCTGATGTTACCCAATTGTCTTCTCTGACTCAAGTGAGTGATACGAAAGGTTTCAAATTAACTTCGATTTCTCAAAACGGAACTGACGCATTTCCTACTACTACCGAGGGGGCTTTGCAGGTTAGTTTTGTAACCACTAGCGCAGTAAATACAGACAAGGCATCTATAATTTGGGATGACAACTCAGGGCAATCGATTTGGAAATTTGGTCTTGGATCAGCAGACGCGGACATCAAGGTGAAGGACATTTTAGTAAGTGGTTCTGTCAAAGTTCCAAGTGGGGATGGATTGAAAATTAATAATATTTCGGTTGGAGATTATGCAACTTTTGAGTCTGCATTTAATACTGCCAATAGTTGATGTCGATTCTCGCGCAGATTGGTACGAAAATAGGTTCTGAAATTAAGAATCTAGGCATTCGTATGTCTAGTGCCGAAACTGCGATTGTTAATCTAGGTGGGCAACAACCACCACCGACAGGAAATTTTTCGATAGCTCCTGTTACATGGACTAATCTGACCGAGATAAATCTTTCGCCCATCATAGGTGATGTAGTTGTGGTTACAAAGATTTGGACAAACGGAGGAACTTCGGTAGTTGGAGAAAGTCTAACTATTGAAAAATTACCCTCATCAACCAACAATTTTCAATACAAATTTCTCAACACATCGAGTGTTGTAATTTGGGCAACTGAGGCGATTTATTCTAGCTCAGTTTTTTATGGAGTGGCGAGTGTTGGCTCAGTCCAAGTTAATGGCAATGGTGGGCTTGAGAAAATTAGTGGGTCAAATGGGTACAATGCAGGTGCATCATCTACAAATTTCATCGAGGGAAATTCAAATGGGTATGTTCAGTTTCAGATCGCTCACGCAACAAATTCTGTCAAAATTGGGTTGGTTTATGCGGACTCTGACTTTAAGGTGGATGATCCGTATCTCGTAAATATTGGTGGTGGTAATGTCGATGTTTATACTCCATTCATCGACAACAAAACCACCTGCGTAAATGGTGATTGGTTTCGGATTCGCCATTACTCATCGACCAACGAAATTCATTTTCAAAAAAGGCAGATAATTTATAGCCCACTACCTAATTTCGCATTGCCCACATCCCCAAACAATGGTCACTCGACCCACTACAACTATGCGGAGGAAGACCGACCCTTAGCTGTTTCCCTTGTGACCATGACCTTGGCAAATGGTCACGAAATCATTGAAGGACAACCTTTCAAAATTGAAACCCTAAGCTTTTCCGTCTCAAATGAGGTCTCTGCAAAGTTGCTCAAGCTTGATGGTACGAGCATTGGATGGGTGGGCAATAGGTCTGCCAAGTGGGAAGTGGCGGAAGAAATCGGACAGGACTATCGGACTTTTTACACCCACCCTGTTTTAACGAATGGAAATGATTTATACATCGACACTTCATTTTATGCGGTGGGGTCGAGATTAAACGATGTCCTTTTAGCGAGATGAATAAATTAGGAAGAAAAAAAATATTATGAGTATGACATCAGCAGAAATTTTAGACTACGAAGAATCAATGAGAGATGCACTCATTGCCCAAGTTAATTTAGCTCCGATGCTGTACAAAGCAGAGGCAGACCCTGAGTCAGGAAGAAAAGCTTATGCAAGGCTTGATTCTCAAATTACTAGTCAGCAATTACATGGAGTATCGCAGGAAGTTAATTCAGATGGATATGTCGCAGTAGAGGGAGTTGATTTTAATCCACAAGAGTGGGAGCAATTTAAAGATCAGGATGCTGTTGCAATTGCTTACGCAAGAAAGTTAGGTACTAGAGCATATGATATAGTAAAAAATGGATTGTCTGAAGCAACCGGAGGGTGGATTGAGGGCGATCATTACGATTGGATGCGCCATGGTGAGTGGGGTAATCAGCAAGGCACAGGGTGGAATGGAACTGATGGTGCATCACCTACAAATAGATTAGCGCAATACATAGCGCAAAATACCGATGGCGCAGAGACAACAAAATTGATGTCTGAGTTTAAATCCATCAAAAGCGGATACGGAGATGATGCGCCTTACTATTCTAGGGAAGATGTAATGATTGAGGGTGACCCTGAGAGTAATACTTATAAGGAGTTTGTTGGAAAGGATAAAGCAGGGTCTTTACATCGTAGTGGTGGATTATTACAGACAATTGGAGGTGAACAATCATCGAAGTTTTACAACGAAGATGGTTTGTCTGAAAATCGGCAAGCCGGATATAGTAAAGCCGGAGAATTTCAAGGTACTCAGAAGTTTGAACAAGATTTAAGACAGCGCGAGCAACGAAGCACGATCAATAATGAATTAGGATTGGTCGGTGAGTATGGGCAGGAAGCAACCGATCTTTATAGACAACAAGGTGGCATTCAGGACGCACTCGATGAGACTGAGCGTCTAGGCTCAATGTCTGCCATTCCACAAAATCAAAGCAATGATATATTTAGTTTAGTTGATGATCCGCAACCAACTATGTTTGCACAGAATCAGCAGAACTTGGATAATTTTGATCAGGGTAAAGCTCAAGAAGCTTACGATCTAGAATTAGAAGAATTTGAGGCTCAAACTGCTAAAGAGGAGAAGGAAATTATTGGTCGAATAAATAGCTCAGGAGCGCTTGGTGATCCAAAGGACATGAGGGAGTTAGCCGAGTTTAAGAAAAAAACAAAAATATTAAGAGAAAAATTAGAAGGACGAAATTCTCAATCAAAAAAATTTGAGCAACCGGCAGGGGGTTATGGTGATACTTCAGCTTTAAACGAGCGAATGCCGGAGCAGGGTGTAAACTCCTCTAAATCAAATCAACCAAGCTCAAGAGGTCTAAATCAACAAATGCTTGCACAGGCTCAAGAGGGTATGCAAGCAGGGGGTAGGTTAACATCAAGAGAAATGCGAACTGCATCACAGGGTGCGCGGATGGCAACTTCAGCACGAGGTCGCGGAAGAGACTTTTCGGGTGTACTTGCAGAATTAAATTTTAATGAGCAAGCTTCAAGAGCAAGGCAAACAGATCGACAAAATTTTGCCGGACAAGTTATGAATACACAGATGGGATTGATGGATCGATCTATCTCTAATAAGCAAATTAACGATCAATCATATCAAACCGGATTGGCTCAAGACCGAGGATACGCAGTTCAGCGAGTAGGTGTTGAACAGGCAACATCCGCTGATCCATTTCAGGCAATTCTTGGCAGACCTTCAGGAGTTTCAAATGAGGCAGGGCAATCAACCTACGGAAATGCGTATGCCGGAGTTAATGCGTCACCACAAATATATAACCCATCGCAAGGTGCTGAATTTAAAGCAAATCAAGCATCAGAATTAAATTCTTATAATGCTCAAATGGCACGAGCAAAAGCAGAAGAAAAATCGGGAATCAATCAGATGTTTGGAAATATTATTGGGGGTGGTGTTAGTGGTCTTGTCTCAGGGTGGGCATCCAATCGTAATGATCGCCCTCAATATTAAAATCAGATAGGAGATAAAATATCATGGCATCACCATACTTTCAAAACATTCAGACAAAACAGGCAGACTTTTCCGGTTACGGAGATGCAGGAAGAGCTAAGGGTCAAGGCATGGCGCAAACAGGCTTAATGATAGGGGGTCTCCTAAAGCAAATCGGTTCCGCTTATTTTGAAAATGAGGAAGCAAAGAGCATAGCAGATGGATTAATGCAAACCGATGAGTTTGCAGACATGGCACTATCAAAAGGAATGTCCCCATTTGATATTCAGCAGATTCAGCAGGATGAAAAGTTTCGTGATAAAGAAGGTCAGAAATTCATAAAGCAACATGGGGGTGCGAAAGAAGCAATAGCTACATATCGCGCAACTAAGAAAGTTAAACAAGAGTTTGAAACTAATCAGTTGCGAAATAATCAACTCCGACAACAAACTGAATTTTTGGGTCTGCAAACTCAGCAACTTAAAGAGCAGACAAATTTATCAAAACAAAAAAATTCATACCTTCAATTTAATAGCGATCCAAAGCAGAAAAACTTAACTCCATTAAATCGAGGGCAAGAATGGATCAAGAGTGTAAAAGAGCAGGGAGGTGATGTAGCTTCCGCGACTCAAGCAATGCACGAAGTAAATAAGGCGATGCGTCTTGGTGTTTATAATCCGGCACTCCTTGCTACTTTAAAGCAGGGAATGATGAAGGAGGAAAGAGATGGAACTCAGCTTACAGAATTAAATTTTCTGTCAAATACTGAAATGCAAACTGCACTCAATAAAACAATTTTAAAATTAAATTTACCTCAAGAACAAATTGATGCACTTACCAAGCAAATGGAATCATTAGTTGTGCCGGATGGTGGAATTAGGAAAACAGCAAAAGAGATTGCTGAGTTGGTTGGTTTTGGAGAGTTTGAGCAGACCATGGATAGTATGGGTGATTTGCGACAGACATCAACGCTCATTGATTCTTCCTTAAAGATGTTACAACAGAACGATGGGAAATGGATGCCCAAAGTTGTCAACCCTGTGAGTGCATCCGTGTCATTAATAAAGTTGGCAAAACTAGCACAAGGTGAAGGTGTTTTATCAAATCAAGATGTTGATCGAATTAAGGGAAATAAGAGTTACTCAGCGGAAGTTGACAGATGGTTCGATAAGAGGATTGGTAGTGATTATGTTTTAACCTCCAAAGATGTTGGAGAGGGTGGACAATTCTATAAGGGTAATTCACCAATGATAAACCCTGCGACAGGGGAAGAGTACGAAGCCGGAGAGACAATTGTGTTTGGTGGGGGTGATGTAAGTGCAGAAGATTTGATGTTCATGAAAGATGTGATGAATGTACTTCAAGAAAAATTTACGGAAAACTCTGCTAAGTATGTGCCAAGAATTTTTAAGGGTGTAAAAGCTCGATATGGTGGACTAACTCTAGACGAAATCGATACCCAACTTGGAGGCATGGGTGAGTTTTTGAAAGGAGGACTTAATAGTCTCCAAAAAAATCAAGCGATCCCAATGAAGCGTGACCTTGATCACGCATTAAAAGCAGTTAAGAAAAACCAATCTAAACAAGATTTCATTGAACGGAATACAGATAATCCAACTCCTGAAGAAATTAGGAGAATGAGTAGTGCCTATGATCAAGCTAGAGAACAAGGATTACAAAATGGAGAATTGACAATAGGACAATACGATCCTGCTGAATATGATATAAGTGCAGGAGAAATCATGGATGGCATGACAGGCTCAAATCAACCTACAGACCCTAAGAGTTTAATTAAGAAAACAGCAGAGGAACAGGATCGGCAAGTGGCGAACATTATGTCCTCAGTAAATAAGAATGTTGCCGAAAGAGAAGAGAGTCAGCGAAGCGGAAATCAGGTAAAGGGAGTGATGGCAGGAGGAAGTTTTTATGGAGCAACAAAAATAGCAGGACAAATCCAAAGCAACATTACAAATAATCGAATCGCTAATACAGATATATTCCCCGATGCCGAAGGTCAGAAAATAGATAAGATTCCTGATGGGGATAGAAAACTAAAGAAAAAAATCAATCAGGGTTTGAAGGGTGACAAACTTTTAAAAAATGTAATTAATCAACAACTAGATCAAAATGTAGTTAAGAAAAAAGGAGTGGCATCTGCAACAAAAGCACTTGGTAAAACTATGGTAAAGAAGATTGGTGCATTTGCAATTGGTGGACTAGTTTCGGGTGGAGTTGGTTGGGTCATTGGAGGGTTGGATATGCTCAATGATATAAGTAATTTCCGAGAAGAGGAGATTGACAATCAAATCAATTTAATAAAATCCAAGCAGGGTAATTTGAGTGGAAAAGAATTAGAAGTTAGTCAAGCGTTGGTCGCAAAATTGAAATTTAAAAAAGATAATCCAAGAACAGGGTCGAAACTTCATGGCATAAGAGAACCATTTCATTTCGGATATAGATAAATATCATGGCAATTATTTACGCAGACGAAGAGCAGGAAGAGGCAGGAATCAATTATGGAATTGATACTATAATTCCTGAAGATAAACAAAAAGAGTTTTTCATTCAGGATTGGATGCGGAGAGAAAAACGAGGTAATGGTGAGGCGATTTGGGCATTCACTAAACATGTACCTGAAGGTCTTGAAGGATTTGCGGAGGAGGCATCAGAAGCATGGAATGAAGGAAGTTTGATCTCATCTATGCTTGGGTTTGGGGAAGAAGAGGGTGAGGCATCAGAAGCGTGGAGAACTTTACTAAGGTCACCTGAGCTTGGGGCGAGAGATACATTTAATTCGTTCAAAGCGATAATCGGAAACATCAAGGATCATTTTAATAATGATTTATCATTAGAAGAAAGAGCAGAGCGAGGTTGGGAGAGACATAAGAAGGAACTTGATTACAATCAAGTCGCTCGCGAGGCTTTTATAAAAGCAACGACTAATAAGTTTCAAAAAAAGCTTTCATTTTTAGCCGATGTCACAGACGCGACAAATGTACTACCATCCGCTTTTGCACTCAAGGGTGGATCAAAAGCTGTAAGGGGTTTAGCCAAGGGTGGGGTTGGAGCAACAGGCTATGCATTAGACGGAGTTGGGAATGGATTGGTAAAAATAAGTGACGCACTAGGACTACCAAAAAAATTATCTGAAAAAGCAAAAGTGGGTGGTGGATATTCTGTTCTTCAGGGTGCATCAATTGCCGGAACTTTAGGTGGGGTGACTACTCCGATTGTCGCTCCAATTGCCGGAGCAATTGCTACATCGTATGCCGGAGAGGTGCTGACAAAAATTGCCGGAAAGACAGCACAAGAATTTGGTACGATAGCAAAAATATTTTCTCAACCATCATCACATTCTAGATTCCTTCATCGTCTAGCAACGAGCGATAAGGTGAGTAAGGCAACTAGGAAATCGGCAAGTGCTTTGTATAAAATGAAAGGTACGCAATTGTATGACATTGCATTTGATTCTTTTGTTGCAGGGTTGGGAGCAGGGGCAATGCAGATCGGGATGGAAGGACTGAAAGGTAAGTCCGCAGAAGATGTTGGTTATGCCACAGGTATGGGTATTGGTTTTGGTTCACCTGTTGGTTTAGCAGGACAACGAGGATCAGGGAAATCGAAGGCAGATTATAATCCCGATGGTTCAATGTCAGATCGCTCATTGCAGGGAATTGATAATTACATAGTAAAAAAGCAACGACTTGGTGATCAGGAGACCATCAAAGCTATTAAAGGCTTAGAGGATGATTCATTAATTGCTCTTTCTACACTTGATGAAACTGCGGAACTTGGAAATTTTAGAATGATGTTAGCGAGTCAAGATTTGATTGTTGATGCCATTAATAAATCCCGATCAGTGGACATTGAAGTTCCAAAGGTAAAAGTGGGAAGAGTGCCTCCGGCAATGTATGATCAAAAGTCGCGGACAATTTACATTAATAAAGATCAGATAAAGGAAGGCACTCAAATTGCCTCAAATATTTTCTTACACGAGCATGGGCATCATGCTATGCGTGAACTTTTAGGTTCAGCACCGATGACTCGCAGAGCAATACTTGAAGGATTTTCAGACGAGGGTGGAACTGAGTTTTCCTATAAGGATGAGAATGGTAAAAGTATTGGTAGCATAAAAGTGAACGATGAGGCATTTCAATTCGCTAAGGATTATGCAACTAAGATTTTACCAAGCTTGCCTGATGTTGCACATGCTTTAGGTTTCACCGGAAAATTAGATGCGCAAGGAAATCTTGTGGACATAGAATATAATGGTGATGGAGATGCCGGATTATTATCTGAGGAGATTGGTGCAGAGCAATGGAGCATTGCCACTCAGGAAAATCCAAATGCATTTGAGGGAATGAATAAAAGTATTCGGCATTCTCTATTTAGTGCCATGAAAACAGCACTTACAAAAATGGGAGTTCTTGAGCCAAAATCAGGCAAGGGTGTAAGTTCAGTAATCTCGAAAGCAATGCTTAAAAATGATAATGTCAAAAAAGTTTTTGATAATTATGTTAAGGAAAAAGCAAAGCATTTAGGTGAACGCTCAGACGCAATTGAGAAAGGTAGAAAGCATAGTCCCGAAGAAGGTCAAAAATCTGACGAAAGGTTCACTCAGCTTTTCGGTGGAGTCGGAGTAAATCTTGCTGTCGCTTCACATTTTCATGTAAAAGATACGGAGCAATATAATCAATTGTTGGAAGCTGATAAACTTCGTAATGAGGGAGAAAATCCAAGTTCGTTTACCGGTATTGGTAAAGGCAATGAAGGTAAAAATTTGCATTGGAAAACTAGGCAAGTTTTTGGAATGTCAGGAAAGTATAATAATTCTGTAACCTCAATCATTGACATGCTTCAGTCCGCGATTGATGGCAGAAAAATGTTAAAGTTCGGATACAGATCAGCTTCATTCTTAAAGAAGTCAGATTACAACGCGTTCTTTGAGCGGAGTGTTACTCCATACGCTTGGCAGATCAGTCCTAAAAAGCCTTACAATAGACTTGGTAGAACTATCTACCCAAACCTAAAAGTCATGGCATATGATGCTGATGTGGTTGAGAGTAATATTGAAATTATGGCACATGCAGGATTGCTTCCCGATGGTCAAAGTGTAAGTGATTTCAAGCAAGCTTTTGCACAACATGCTCAAAATGTTTTAACTGAAGTTGGTGATGAGGGAAGGATCAATCCGCTAGGTCATGGAGAGAATGAATTGTTTACCATGGCTATGGGGATGAAAGAATCAGGTGAGCGAATTATTGATCCTGCACGAAATGAATGGTTCTCCGATCCCGAAAGAAATAAAATGAAGAACGCATTCAAGTCCTACGATATTTCAGCACTCGCAGGACTTAGTTCACAAAACAGGGATGGGTATGCCTACGATTACAAAAATGCAAAATTTAACTACATGCCAATGTTGAGTGGTGATGGTAGTAATCAGTCTACTATACCTCCTAAAAAGAAAAAGTATGTTACCCAAAGACAGACCGATGGTTTTATTGCTCTGCCATCTGCTTTTGATCAGTACACGAATAAGGAAATAGAGACCATACTTCAAGACCCTGAGTCTGATTTTAATATAGAGGGTGAGAGTTTAAATGAGTCGTTAATTGAGTGGGCATTAAACCCACATGAAAATCAAAGAGATCAGGTTGATCGCATAGGGTCGTTTTTAATTGGAGCGACTAAGGGTAATGAAGATATTTTTGCTAATCAAAAACTTGACTTTAAATCTTTACAAGACAACGAAAGCGGAACCCAAACTCGAAAACAACAATTAGACAATTTGGGATTGGAACTTGAAAATGTTTTATCCGATTATAGTGGAATTTCGGTAACACCTGAGCTTTTATGGAAAGAAGATGATGATGAAGCATATGGAGTACGATACAAAATAAAGGATGATAATACTGAAAACCAACACATACTTGGCAACAAGGGTACTGCAAGTTTTAGTGTAAACATAATGAAACAAGTTTACCAAGACGCTAAAATCACCCTCCCCCAACCACCATTCATAATTAGGCTTGACACTTCAAATCTAGGCAAAATGGGAATGGGGAAGTTGGATAACACAAGTGTTTTTTCCGGCAAGAAAATCTATCAAGCGTTGTATGATTTTTCAGATAAGGTAGGTATACCAATAGTTCACATGGATTTATCAAGCGTAAATGATTTGAGAACTGCATCAGCGCGATTATCCCAACTCTTAAAAAGTAAAAATAAAAACCACATAACTTTTCACAAAAAAAAAGGTGATGGTGCGTATGGTGCGAATGAATTAAGCAATTATTCATTCAATCAATATTATGATGACGATCAAATATTAACTAACGATATTAATTCAGATTCATATGTCCGGCTCATCACAGCATTTGCCTTGCGAGAAAGAGATGAGGTGCGCATGAAAATTCAAGAAGTCCATAGTTCTTCTATTTCACCTGATTTGGTATTCGATCTAGAAGATTTAAATCCTGCAGGGAAGGTAGATGGGGAAGGTGAGTCGGTTTATTTCAATCTACTCGATGCATTTCGATATGATTTTGATACCGGAAATTTCATGGCAATTGATCATCGTCCTAAAAGTGATGTAAGGAAAGAATATCAAATTTTTCCTAAAGCAAAAGCAACAAGGGATGAGACAATTAAGTGGTATAGTGACCCACAGAATGATCATTTAATTCATCCGCTTATGAGGAAGGTTGAGGGTGAAAAGCGTTTTGGGTTAGTTAAATACTTACTCAATTATGGTGGGTTGGAGGAGGGAGTGGGTGAGACAACTTTTAAAAGGGCGATAATTACTAATACTATTAAAAGAGCAGTTGAGGAAAATTCGTCTTTTGCCATCCGTAGGGGCGCGCATAATTTAAAAACAAATAACGAAACTTACCAAAGAAGAAAATTGGATGACTCGTTATTTTTCCTACCTGAGTTACCAACCTTTCAAGAAAATGGAATCACTTACACTATTCCATTACCTCCTAAAAACCTTTTGGGTAAGAATGGGAAAAGAAAATTTGGAGAACGAATTTATCATGGTTCTGCTTCTGAGTATCAGTATCCTGATTTAAAAAAAGTTGGGCAAACGACAGGCAATTCAGGGTTCTTAGGTTTAGGGTATTATGGTCATGTGGAACCATCTGATACAGAAAATTATGGAGAGAATATTTATAGTTTTGAGAAACTCCCTGATAATGAATTTCTTAAAAGTCACAATTCTATAAACACACAGCATCCGGATATAATTAATAAGTTAGATAAATTATTTGATTCAAGAATAAAAGGGCAGGAGCAAAGTTTAGCTCAAGTTTGGAATCGGTTTTACACTAAGAATAAAACAAATTTCATTGACCCATTCAATGGTAAAGAGATTGAGTCAATTAATATCCTTCCGGAGTGGAATGAAAATAATGCTATTACTTTATATCACGGATTAGTTAATATATATAATCCCGAAAAACAAAAAACAATTCATCTAGATAAATCATTTGATTTTAAAAAGAACAGCGAGCCATTTCTTGTAGTAAATCATATCCTTGGTTTAGCCGGAATTCATGGACAGGAATCACCCACCAATATGTATGGTTCCTATATTGATCACTCATCTGAGTTTGTCGTTTTTGATGCTTATCATTTGCGTGATTTTAAAAGAGAGCAAGCAAGCCAAATACATTTCATGCCGGAACCTTCGTGGAGCGCCGGAGTAAAAGATGGCAAGCTTGATATGGATGTGACCAAAATGAGCCGAGCGGACATCGATCTTCTAATGGATGCTGACAAAGAATTTCAAGAGAAAGGTTACAATAGTAAATATTTTAAAGAGTGGCATCAGGGTGGATTATTGACACAAAAAGATTCTGCTGAACCAATCGTTTTAATACATGGGCATTCTGAAAGAATGACAGAGCGTGGAAATTTCAATGAAGAAATCGGAGATCAGACACATCGATATGGTTCGATCCAAGCGTTCTTTACCGACAGGCAGGAAAGGGTTGGGCGAGGTTCTAATATGTCTCCTAAAAATAATGAATCAACTTTTGTTATCAAGGGTAAGAAAATGTGGGATACAGATAATCCCATGCATCAAAATTTAATTAGTGAGTGGTGGAGAGATATGCCACTTGAAGATAGGCAACAATATATTGGAACTTCTTTTAATGGAGTAAATTTGCCTGATGTTATTGACTCAATAATTTGGAAGTGGAGAAATCATTCTCCTAGTTCTAGATACAAAAAAACAAGATTACCCAATCTAGTTTCTTACCTCACGAAATTATTTGAAGGTGATAAAGTTTTGAACGATGGAACAGGAAGATTAGATACTCCTGAAGGAAGGTTTTTGGAAAGTATTACTGATAAAAGTTTTACTGAAAAAATAAACAAGGCATTTATTGAAAGTCGTAGAGAGGAGTCTGATGCACTTGCAAATCTTCCACCAAAAGCAATGGAAGAAATCGTGATGCAAGGATACCACGAAAGTGGAGTAAATTGGAATTTATTTGAAAGTCCTTCGAGCATAGAAACAAATATTAGTGACCCATCAAAAACGACAGATAATTCAATCAATACATATTTACATAAGAAACATGGATTTGATTTATTTAGAATGCATGAGGAGTATGGGGGTCGAACTTATGCGGTTGTTGACGCTAACGCACAGGCTAAAATTTGGGGAGACGAGGGTGACTTAAAGAGACAGGAATTTACATTCTCTAATGAGGGTTCAATTCTCGCGATGCCATACACTATGTTGACTGATGATACCGCCCAACATTTCGATGACCTGATTGTTGACATGCGGAAAAATCCCTATGGTTTTACAATTGATCAGAGCAATCTTATTCATGCTAAAACCGGATATGTTGTAGCTCCGGAAAAAGAAACTGAGTTTATTATTCCGAGTCAAGAAATGAACCGGACTGCATTATGGAATTATATCAAAACTCATGCCCATCGTTTCAAAAAAGATGGCGCTCACTTAGGGGGATGGTTAAGCGATCAACGAGGCTTTATGCTCGATGTTGCATTCCCTGTTAATAACTACCTTGATGCTGTGCGAATGGCAATATGGGGTGACCAAGATTCAATCTATGATATCGAAACGCAAACCGAAATTAAAACAAGAAAAGATGGGGAACTCTCAGTACCTGAAAATTTCCCAATCAGCACCGAGGAAGTCCGAGGACAAGCACCTGAAAATGCTCTTGCCTTTGCAAATGCGAGATGGAGAAACAAGGGAATCGTTCGCCACGAGAGCATTGAATCTGATAGTGGACAGATATCAGATGAAGTAAGAAATTCCATGATCAATTCTTTGAACTTTATGCCAAGCGTTCCAAGCGAGGTAATGTCAAAGGACACGAAAATGAATTTCCCAATGCTCAGTTACGATAATGAAAAAACTGAGATTGGTTTAACAAAAAATTCTAAGAATTGGACTCAGTCACATTGGGATCAATACTTTGCAGACAATGCACTCGCGGATGCCATGATGAAAAAGTTAGGCAAGCGTTATGCGACTCCTGAAAATTGGGAGAAGATTCATCAACTCAGATTAAATTCTGTCAGTAGTTTTGAAATACCTGCTCCACCTACAAAATTCTTAGATTATGTAAATAACATTGATCAGTTAGTGGATTGGTTGGACAGCACGATGGCAACCAACCCTGAGTTCATTGAGTTAGCTAAGGAGGGTTATCAGAGTGCCACAGCATTGCACAAGATAGTCAAGCCACCGGAGATGATCGCACAGAGTTTTATATGGGGTTTACTGAGCCGGATGCTTGATCCCTATAATCAGGAAGCAGGGTGGCTTAGGACAACAAATTATAAGCCTATGTGGAATGCGATTTTCCAATCGATTGATGGAAATTATGAAATGGAGAAAGGTACATTTTACGATATGTCCTCAATCGCAGATGAGAAATATGGTGATGGTTGGAGGACTCAAAAAGGGTACAAGGATTTCGATGTAAAAATTGCAGAGATGCAATTAGATATTGAACCTAAAATTGATTTCAGATCAGTTGCAGAATCTAGTAGTTTATATATCGAAGCTTTAAAATTGGAAGTGCCAAAGGCAAAGCTTAATAAGTTAAGAACTAGAATTGTAAATCAGTTAAAGAAAAAAGAAAAGAAAAGGGTTGATAAGGCTAAGGAAAAAATCACAGCAATTGGCAAACAAAAGAAAGCTTATATCGAATCTAGAATTAAAAAGTTACCTAAAAAGGAAAGGGTTGCCTTCGCTTCTGAAGCTGAACGAAGAAATATCTACGATCAACCGGATACATTTACCGACATTGTTGCCAACATGTTCAACGATCAGAAGAGTCCGGTCTCAGCAGGAAATAATGCCAAGCAAAATATTCAGGCAATCCATGACATGCTTGTGAAATGGAATGGCAGATGGAAAGAACTCACAGGCATCTTTAATGATAAGAGTTTAAATGGTCAGCAAATCCGCGAGAAGATGTGGTCTAATGGTTTCCTTGGAGCCGGAGTGAAAGACAAGGTTACATCATTTGTTATTGCTTTAATGGCAGACCCAAATGTGGTTATCATGGACAGATGGCAATTTGTAAATGTATGGGAGCATCAGATTCAAGGTGCTGTGCAAAACAGACTGCAAAAAGTAAATGAAATTCTCGCTGATCCGGAAGCATCGAAGAGTGCTAAGGATTTTGCTGAGAAGCAGAAAAAAGAATATGTAAAATTCGGAGTCAGTCCATATCGAGTGGATGCCAAAGGTGTACCGGAAGATCGATCAGGATACTATAAAACTATCGGATCGCAATTGGATGATCCTGTTGAACATGCTATGTACCGGACTCTAGAATATATGTTTTCTGATCTAGCAAAACAGGTGGGCAAGAAGCGACAGGATTACGCTTGGATCGACTCAGCATTTGCTATGCATTGGGTCACTTGGAATATGATCAAGAAGGAAGCTGTCGGTCATTCTAGTTTTGATATTCTAGGTGAATTAGCAATTGCCGGAAAGTTCCCTGCGACTTCGGCAGACCGAGATGCTTTTGTTGATGACTTCATGGGCAGACCCAAATATACTGAAAAAAATGAACGACTACCTAAACAACAAAAAACAAGGCGAACAAGATTCGTCCAAGATGCCTACGGAAAGCCAATCGAAGAAATCAAAGAAACCAATCTTGAAGGAGAAGAAAACATCTACTTCAAGGGAGTATGATATTCCTATCCTTCATCCTGCATACGCGAAAGCAATGATGATGTTTGGTGGTGCAATGTCCGGAAATGGTGGAGAAGAAAATGATGAGGAATAATTTATGAGTGAAGAAAAAAAAGAAATTAAAAAAGTAAATAAAGAAAAGAAAACTAAAGTCGATGCTCCGGTCTACTCCGGAAACAACCATCGAGCTAGAAGACTAAAGCGTTAAGTTTTTATGACACGGACTCCTAAACTTTTTTGTTGCAACTTGCTTAATCTAATATACTATTCATATTATGAACAACGAAAAAGGAACTAAGTTTACAATTAAGAACGCAGAGAATTCTCCGGAGGAGGGTTACGATTATGTAATTACATACCAAGCTTTTCGTGAGAATGGTAGAGCATTGCATGACCCACAGGAAACCGCATGGACTAAAACTTTTCTTGAAGCTATACAAGAGGCAAGAAGTTTAGTAAATGACATTTACGATACTATTGAAATCGATTGGAGGAATATTAAGTTTGAGGAAACTCGTTCACCAATTGGCAGACTTCAATTTAAAATTAACTAAATCCGGAAAATATAAAAATTACATCCTTTATAATATTATGAACATTCACGAACTACTAGAGAAACTTATCGCTAACGCAAACACTACGCAATCATGGGGTGATGGCAAGTGTATCGAATTTACGGAAAACTTAGCTTTCCTGATTGATGGTCTACACCAAGATGAAAAAGATGAGTTGATCGAGATCATTAAAATAAAACAAGAATACACAAGATGAACTTCACCATTATAAAAAACTCAGTAGGCACATATGATGTCTATCGCATCGAAGTAGGGGCGCAACATTATGTAGCTACTTACACAACTAAAAAAGAGGCACTAGGGTTAACATGAAATTAAGAACAGCAATTCGTAAGACTAAGGTAATCGAGTTAGTAACTACTATAGATATCGGAGGGGGATACCCATTGAAAATTACCAAGGCACAGGCACAGGAAGTTTGTGAGAACGCTGAGATATTAGATAATAAATTTCAGGAAGCTGAAGATGCATGGGTCAATGAGAATGGCAAGATTGTAGCCACTCTAGATCGTGGAGTACTCCTGATTGGATAATCTTTATGACACGGACTCCCTTTTTTTAGTTCTTGCTTTTTATATAATAATAAACATACTGATACTTATGAACAACGAAACATTACCTACTCACTACCATTCTAAAGCCTCTCAGAAGGAAGCACTTGATGCTGTTACTCGTCAGTACGAAATACTTCGTGGACAGGCACACAAGTTTATCTTAAATGATGAGTCCCATAAATTACGCTCAGGTGATCGTTACGATCAACTCACAGAAATTTATTGGGGATTACCATCCTACCCACATCAGGTTCGAGAAAAACATTATGCTTGGTTTGAGGTTTGTGGTATCGATGCCAATCAGGTCAGGGGATTAGTTACAGCAAGGGACTACATCAAATCTTTACCTATCGTCAAGAAACCAAAGGTAGAGAAGTCAGAGGGTAATAGAACTGAGCGTTCAGCTACTCACAGAGGTGTTTGCCAAATCTGTGGTAAGTCTCATAAGGTTGATGTAAAAACCGGACTCCTTGCCGAGCATGGTTACACTTACAAAAACACCGGATACTTCACAGGGTCATGTGCAGGGTCAGGTGAATTACCAATTAATGTGTCAGTTGATTTCTTGAAGTCTTACTTTTCTCGCCAACACAAAAAATATCTTGAGTTCTTGAATGATGAACCGGAAGAAACTGCGTACACTTACTTCACAGAAAAGCTTGTGAGCAGACCATTAAGATATGTTAAGGTTGAGCATAAGGTATCCAACGCTCAGGCATCAAGAGAACTAGGTGCTATATTGCTAAATTGGCAACCAATCATTGCGAATTGGAAACCATCCGATTTGACTGAAATTAAATACGAAAACTAAAAAAAAAGGAAACTAATAAAATGAGCAAAGAAAACGCATTATTCATCTTCCACAAACCGAGTGCTAACGGAGTGGTTATTCACATTAACGGAATGATCGAAGATGGTCTTATTGACTCGCCCTCCGAGTTTACTGATCATGGAGTTTGTGATCTAATAACTCACCCTGCGGTTCGAGAAGTTATCCGAGATATTTGGTGCGGAATCGAGGATAATACCGAGTATGATGTGACTTGGTATTTAGAATTGAACTAAGAAAGGAAACTAAGATAACAAATCTTTATGACAAAAGTATATCTTGCTTTTTATATTATAATAACCTAGATTGTAAACATGGACACATTAATACTAAAATCAACCGGAACATTCATTCAAGGCTACGAAATTGGAGCCTTACTTTCAGATGGATTACCTGACCTTTTAAGCGAAGTCTTACCCATCGAAGATGTGGATCGTGATTTCTTAACTAGCTTATCTGATGAAGATAAATCGACATTTGAGTGGGTAGTTGCAGAATATGAAATTGAACTTACTGACGAACAACAGAACGCACTAGGAAATTAATAAAATGAGCTACACAACTGCACAATACCAAATATTCTTCATAGGAGTTAAAAAATTTATTCACTCACCGGTATTTAGAAGGAGTAAATCTGCATTAAATTGGATTTCCAAAAATCGACATAGAGTCGTTGAAGATTTACAAATTATCAAAGTCGATCCTTGTTCACAAATACCTGAGTTTAGAAAATTATGGTATCATGTGACTGATGACAATGAAATAGGGGCAGATTTGCGTCACGGATTCCAAGCACCATTTAAATCAAACTAAAAAACTAATAAAATGAATAAAGAAGAAATAATAAAATCCGCACCTATCCCAAATCTCAATGGCAATTGTGCCAAAAGTTTGGTTGAGGAATGGCACAATTTTAACGAAGCAATTGAACAAGTATTTGATCAATTCCCATGTGCATCTTTTCATGGCAGGAATCATCACTTCCGGACTACGGAGGAACAAAAATTAAAAGATCAACTCAGGGTTGAGATTTCTGAAAAGCTTGTCGGTCTCAGAGACATTGGAAATATTATCCAAGATCATTTACTTACTGAGCATAGGAAATCTTTATGACAAAAGTATATCTTGCTTTTTATAATATAATATACTACCTTACTAACTATGAACAATACTACACAGATTTCAAACGATGAGTGGAAGCAACTTGAAGAAGAGGCGCTCGATCTCAAAAATATTATAGACGACTCCATCTACCACAATGATGGTGAAACTTTAGAATGGGCAGAGGCGAAAGCATTACTTGTCGCTAAGAAGTTAGGAGTGGTACTTCATACCACAAAAGAACTTGATTACGATCAAATTGATAAGGATTGTGCAAAAGCACCATTTTAAATAAAACTAAGGAGACCAACCGAATGAAAGAATTTAATAAAAATGAAGCTAGAGAATACACGAAGCTGAGAGGTGCAAATACTAAGTTTTGGGTAAATAGAAAAGATTGGCTTAAACCACATTACTTTACCCTTAAAAAAAGTAAAAACACTATTAAGTCTAGTTTACTTTCTAAGAACACTTGCATTTTTAAATTTCACAAAAACTAAGGAGACCAACCACATGAAAAGTAAAACTATAATACATGACGGATTTTCAATTACATGCGAGCTAGGGGATGATCCACTAGTTGAAACCACTATCGCAAAGGAGAGTAGAGGAGAATATTTTTCCGGTAGTCTAGCGAGGGCAGATAACGATGGAGTTATCGATAGTGAAGATTGGGACAAGACTATTAAAGTTCCATCAGTAATTATAAATAAGGCACTCGCCCTCGAAGAAGAATTTCTAGGAGATATATAAAAATAAGGAGACCAAATAACATGAACGATAAAAAAATAAAGACTATCAATTGGTATAAATTTGAAGAAACACTTGGTAACTCAGTCGTACAAGCAGAATATATTCTAGCTCGCGCCTTATCTGTTCAAAGGATAAAGAAAATTATCCTAAAACATAAGTCAGAAAAAGCTAACGAATCCTTCAAAAGTTTCTTGAAGGAAGTTGACAAAGCTAATATTACGGACGAACAAAGGATTGATGTGATCAGTCAGTTTAATGTTATTACTCACTTAGTATGAACGAATATAACACACAGGGGGAATTGGTTTCTCATAAGAGGAAATTAATTCAAAAGATTGCGGACAAAAAAGAATTGGTCTTTATTGAGCAGGAAAATCTTATTATTCTTTCAGGCAGAAAGGAAGGAATAAATCCTTGGAGTGGTCTCTGTAAGGTAGTTATAAATTCCTTTGATGATTGGGATGAGGCATTCGATCTAGCAGATTTTTACGACAAATATTATTCAGCTAAAGATAAAAAAGTAAATATTAAAAAGAACTTGACCCAATCAAATTAACCCTATTTAACTATACAAGCATGAGACCTATTTATACAGAGCGACCCGTGGACTGCAAATCCTCTATCGTGAGTTCGATTCTCACCCGCGCCTCCACTTTCTTGCAAGGGAAAAAAGAGATAAATTCAGGCTCGCAAATATATAATTTTGAGTTCCTAATCAATTTTCTGCCCCAATTAGTTGATATAGTAGTCAACTTATCCTCTCAAAAAGTCTCCTTAAAGTTTATTCATAAACAGGAGCAGTTTCGTATTCCACTGAATTGCTCCTTAACCGAACTTACAGAGTCTGATGTAAAGAGGATAGTGACTAAGAAGATACAAGAGTTAAATAATGTAATAACTCTTGAGTTTCTACTTGCATGGATTTTGGACTGCAATAACAGGTGCGGTGGAAATCTCGATACTAGGAAAAAAAATGTCAGTCACATTATTGATCTTTGTGGGAGGGAAGGGATTTCTTTACAAGAATCCACTCATTACCTTTTAACCGAGGATGATGAGGGGAGAACCTTGCCGGAGAGATGGGAAGAAATTTACAATCTTCCTCATAAGCTCAGGCAGATAAAATCTTTATTCAGTCGCAAAAATCTTTTGTTGTTCAAACGGAGGGGTTGGGAGACAAAGCACTTTGGTAATTTTGTTTCCTTTATTGCACAGAGTGTAGTCTCCCAACCATTTTCGACTGATGATTCTGAGGTAGAAAGAATAATAGAATTCTTTCAGGGTAAAAAAGAATCTGATCCTGTGTTTTATGACATTTACCTTTTGGCATTTGGTTGCGGTCTCAGGAAGTCAGAAATCTATCAGGTTCATTCTGACAATTTTAAAATATTTAATGGTCAACATTTTCTTTTTCTTCCGTTCGCCACAAAGGGTACGAAGTTAAGGGGAACAGGACATGTTGAAAAAGTTGGCATAAGTCAGCAAGTCTTTTTGCACTTCCAATCAAGGGAAGGAAAAATTATTAACGGAGGTGAAAGACTCCACAAAAGATTTATAAAATTTCTCAAGACTGATCTTGGTTTAACTGATGTTAAATCATGCCATCGATTGAGGAAAATATTAGGAGCGAGATTGGCATCTACGCATGGAATATTTCATGCAAGCAAAACGCTCCGCAATTCAGTAGCAGTATGTGAAAAATACTACTCTGATTTAACAACTCATAAAAATGAGTTAGTGGTGTAAGGAGGGAATAAATGTACATAAAAAATGACTTCAAAGAAATAGCTCAACCCTGCTCGTTAACCAAAAGTTCAATTCAGGTTAACAATTTAAATTTGTCAGTATATTCTGATGGAGGTATTTCACTTACCACAGGTGGTGAATTTAAGGGAACGCTTACTGATTTAATCGAGGCAATTTATGTCTGTGCCGGAGATGTCTTGGAGGAACAGCAAGATGCCGATTAATTCTAGAGCAAAAGGTCAAAGATATGAAAGGGCGATTGCTCACATCTTGACCGACAATGGATATCCTGCACATCGTTCACAGCAATTTTGTGGAGCCAATGGAGATGCAGATATTACATGTCCTGACTTCCCATTTTCAGTCGAATGCAAGCATGTCGAAAAACTGAATTTATATAAAGCTTTTACGCAAGCGATCAAGGATTCCAAAGGGAAACCACCATGCGTAATTCACACAAAAAACAACCATGAAAATCTGATCACTATGAAGTTTGAAGATTTTCTACAACTACTAGAACAACCATGAAATTATATACTACAGCAGAAATCGCAGATTTCCTATCACTCTGTGAAAGATCAATAGGAAACCTCAGAAAGAAAAAAATAATACCATACTTGCGAGTTGGTAAGATTATTAGATTCCAACCTGAAAAAGTTCTTGAGGCTTTAAACAAATTTGAAATCCCTGCGAAAGTTAAATAGATGAACGATGAAAACAATAAAACACCTAGCATTCCTGCTCCTGAAATTTCTTTTGCGGAAATCTATACTGCTTTTGCTCAAGCTCAGGCAGAGCTTGTTAATCCGAGGAAAACGGAACAAGGCTACGGATATAAATTCGCAGGACTTCCTTCGGTCGTTACGATCTTAAAAGTTCTTAATAAATATGGGTTGGCTTATATCCAAATGATCCAACCAACGGATGATTCAAAACTCATGCTTGAATTGTATCTATTCCATAAATCAGGTCAGAGATTACCTAGTTCATTTTTCCCATTTGAGGTGAGTCAGAAAAAAGGTATGAGTCCTGAGCAATCACTTGGGGCAAGCCTGACCTATTTCAGGAGATATCAATTAACTACTTATTTTGGCATCGCGAGTGAGGAAGATATAGATGGAGCCGGAGAGGTTGACTCCACCGAAAAGCCAAAACCAAAACCAAAACCAAAACCTCCGGTTAAAAAATCGGAACCGATTCCGGATATAGAATTGTCAGGTGAAGAAACGAGAAAGCTTTGCCTAGAAAAATTGGCAGAATTAAAAGCACAAAGTTATGCTGAAGCAATCGGGTTTCATCCTGAGACTTCTTCGATCAAGGCTTGCAATACCTTCCTGAAATTTACTGATCAGGAAATCAAAGATAAAGTTAAAAAGTGGGGGAATAAATAATGCATTTAGTAGGACATAATATCCGGAACTTCGATGTTCCATATTTAATTCGTTGGTCAATGTTGAATCAGGTAAAAGTCCCTGTTTTTCTGAGCCACTTGGCGAATAAGAAATTCGGAAAACTTCCCACCATATGGGTTGATACTATGGAGTTCTTTGGAGCCTCAGAATGGGGGTTTAGAGTTTCGCTAGATAACCTATCAAAGTGGACAGGGCATGAAGGGAAGAATGGTAATGGAAAATTCTTTTACCAACTTCCTCGCGAGCAACAAGAATCCTATCTTGAGAATGATATGATGCAGACTCGAAATGTTTTCAGGTCGATGAATAATTACCTTTCAGCATATGTGGAGGAACGCTGTGTATTCTTTGATATCGAGACAGCACCAAAACCGGATGCAGAACTTCACAAAGTAATTCCTGAGTTTAAGGAAAGTTCAGTCAAGTTTGGTAACATCAAAGACGCTGAGAAAAGACAGGCAAAAATTGATGACGCTAGAGAGGGTCACTTTGATGCTATTAAGGACAAGGCAGGGTTACACGCTCAGTATTCTGATCCGGTAGCAATTGGATACATTAATGAAGGTGATTTCGGTACTTGTTTGGACTTCGCTAAGAAGGATGACCCCAATGGTTCAAAGGAATTAGTTGTAAGATTTTGGGAGCGTTGCGCAAATGTTTTCGGCAACATGAGTGATGAGCATAACACATTTTAATATGAGTAAAAAAACAGCAAAAATAGTTGGGTGCTATGACACAAAACAGGATGGCACTCCTAATTTAACGAAGAACGGAAATAAGTTTATTTCAGTTATGTACAATGTGGATGAAAACACATTTTATGATTCATTCTTCCTGATGGCATCTTGCCAATGGAAATTGGATTTATTCTTCAAGGCACTTGGTACTGAATCAAGTTCTTGGGACAAGGTTGGCAAGCATACTTTTGAGTTTTTCTTTGGGAAGGAAATCGAAGTAGAAGCAGGGATTGATAAAGCCGGATACAAGAAGATATTTAAGTATCTTCCGGCAACAACTGAAACAGCATCTGTGGTGGATGATGGAAATGGTAAGGACACATCTGTGAACTTTCAATCTGATCCATCTGAATTCGTAGAAGAAGAAGAAGATGAAGACGATGTCCCATTCTAAACCTAGATTAACCATCAGATTACCGGACTTTCTCCGGCTCAAATTGGAGGCAATCTCAGATCAATATGAGATGTCTACGAATGAAATTATCAAGCACTTGATCATTCAGGGTATCGATATTTATAAAATAAACGATGTTCAAAGTGACAGCAAAAAGCCTCAGTTTACAACAGATGTGACAGCAGAGGTAATTAAGCCTGATTTCCAATGTGACAGCAAAAAGCCCCGAAAAGGGGCAAATGTGACAGCACCGGAAATCATCGATTGGGAAAGTGGTCAAAATGAGGGTGACAGCAAAAACCCCCGAAAACAGGCAAAAGTGACAGCACCCTTCGTGCGCACCTTAAAAATATATAATATTATTAATAAAGATATAGATATATATATAGATAGTCTGAAAGATGCTTGGGATGAATTTGTTCAGATGAGAATCGAACTCAAGAAATCCATCAAGCCCACTACGATGAAAAGGATGTGGAAATCATTTGATCCAATCTTGGAGAAGGATGGAGTTGAGCCAATCATTAAGGCACTCAATCGATCAGTTCAAAATGGATGGCAGGGAATATTCTTCGATGATGATAAGAAGATCGAATCAACAGGAACTTTTGGAGAGGAGGATTTTTAATATGATACCATGTAGAGAATGCGGAAAGGAATCAGGATGGACTGAGGAACTTATCAATGCTCCATTATTTGGAGGTAATTACGATGTAGCAGTATGTGATCCATGTGTTGCCATTCATCAGAAAGCTCAGGCAGATGAAAGGGCATTACCGAGAGTCGATCATGCCATTGAACCAATTGAGAATTTGATCCCAATGGGATACCGAGAATCATCAATCTCACAATTGCCAATCTCCGCACAGCAGATGTTACCGGAAATAATGAAATGGTCTCCATTACGCAAAAAAGGTTTGTACATCATGGGTGCATCGAGGCAGGGAAAGACAAGGTCGCTTTGCATGTTACTCAAAGAACTTCATTCGCAAGGCAGAAGATTTAAGGTGTTTTTCTCAGGTGACTTTCATACCCAATTAATTGATGCCAAGCGGAGTCCATTTTTTAAGTCTTGGAGAGATGAAATTGTAAGCGTTCCAATCCTAGCAATTGATGATTTGTTTTCCGAGAAAATGAGTCCAACCACTCAAGCCGGATTGTTTGAAATCATCGAGGCAAGGATGTCTAGGCAATTACCTTTACTTTGCACCACTCAGGTCAAGCGTAGTGATGCTGTAAAGGCATTTGATGATCCTGAGCGTGGCAATGCATTACTGCTCAGATTAAGAGAGACATGCGAGCTAATCGTAATGAATAAAAACGCTGTCCTTCAAGAGGAGGTTAAGTTCACATGAATTGGGAAGATTACTCAGATTGGGGTTTCATCATGTTGATGATTCTTACCATGATGCTCATTGGATATTTAGTTACATAATATGGACGAAGAATTCTACAAACAACGGATCATCGAATACACGAAAGCAATTTCAATGTGTGATGATAAACCCACCCAACAAATTTTGAAAGATGTCCTGAAAGATGGATTAATCAGAATGCAGGATAAACTACTAAAACTTCAGTCCAAATGACAGGCAGATCAAAAATATCAGAGAACAGGAGAAAGAAAATGGGGTTGGCTCCACTTCAACATGCTTGCAAGGATATCGTAAGCGATTACATGGACGCAACACATCCCTTAGCTCTCACAAAGAGTCAACAAGAGCAGTTGGAAGAGGTTAGCTCATTAACTGCTGAAGAGTTCACCAAGAACACGGAGAACCTCGCTAAATTAGCATTGATGCAAGGTCTCCATATTCTCAACCGATCAGCAAATGATATCCCATTGGTCAAGGTCGCAAACATGGTCACAGATATGGCAAAGATCATCAGGGATATTCAGGGGCAACCAAGTCAAAGAATTGAGGTCATCAAGAAGAATTATACTCCCGAAGAATGGAATGAAATACTCGAAGTATTACCAACAATAGTCGAATGAAGAAGGCACAAGTTCAAGCATCAGTCAGAAGGATACCTCCAATGCAGGAGCAAATATGCTCGAAGATATTCCACGACCAAGTCGATCAAGCTTCCACTAACTTTTGGGCGAACACTCAAGTTTCAGGGTTCACCAAGAATGGCGAACCAATCAGGACTGATAAGCCAAGAGTGAAGAGTACTACCGGACAAGCAAATGACATTGGGCAATATTAAGGAAGTTAGAGAGGCTTTAAATGTGCTATCCGCTCAGGTAGGTAACGCACGATTGAGGAAGATGTGGTCTAAACCAATCAATGATTTCCTAGATGAAATAGAAGGGCGATACCATACCCCTCAACAAGAGGCTCAGGCATGTGAGTGTGATAGAATACCTATGTCGGAGGTCAAAGACGATGAATAGACCCCTTGGTGACGGAAATAGGGCATATTACCGGTGTGAGGGCAGAACCTTTGTGTTAGATTTCGTGCGCGTACACATACGGAGTGTCATAAATTGGGTGATATCGCGTGTAAATCGTCAGAACCCTAGTGTTTATCAGGGTGTACAGAGGACAAATAGTCCCCTTTTAGCCTTTTTGAAGGGGGGAGGGGGGTCTCCGTTTGTTTTTCCTCTCACAAAAGAACCGATTGTGACTAAAGAAAGTTTTTCTTTCCATTCTGACAATTATTACAGATGCCCTATGTGTTATTTGAGATGCCATATTGATGATGTGTCAGCATGTAACTGCTACGAGGAGGAAAGATAATGGGACAGGAATGGAAAATGCAAACTCCTGCTGATCAGATTCGTCAGAGAATGTTTGCTGACAGGATTGAAAAGCGTTGGGTGACTCATGGGCTTAGTATGAAGAACACTGAGGATACTGCTATCTTGGACTTACGAATTGAAGATAAGGAGGGATGGCAATTGGGATGGATAGAGGTCAAACACTCAAAGCATGGTTTCGGAGATTACGAGTGGTATTTTGTAGCTAAGAGTAAATGGGATGAATTGGTGAGGGAGACTACGATATGCAATCAAAAGTGTTTCTTGGCGGTATCGTTTGGGTGTGGGACTGAGGCATTCGCGGATGTGAGAGAGGTCAATGAGTTTGGAAAGATTAAGGTATGGGGCAGGACTGATAGACCGGAGAAAAATGTTAAGACAGATTATCAATGCTGTGTATTCATACCTCAGAAATTATTTAGAAAATTCAAAGGAAAGGTAAAACCATGGAATCAGAATTAGATTATTATTTAACCTTGGGGTGGATGTGGGACAACGAGGATGTTGTGTCACCACCTAATGAACATGAAATTGAAAATGAAAAGTGAAATTGAGTTAGCAAAAGAATTGGGTTTACCGCGAGATCAGGTGCGTGAACTGCG